AAGCTACCATTGCCTCGGACAAGGCGGATATCGCCATCACCAAGGCAAACGAGGCCTCACTCTCGGCGTCTGATGCGCTGGACAGCAAGAATGCCGCTGCCCAGTCGGAGACCAATGCCAACAATGACGCTATAGCGACATCAGCTGACCGTATTCAGGTTGCCAATGACAAGGCCGTAACTACAGCGGCGCGTGATGAGGCGGTGGCTGCTGCAGCAACTGTTACCGGATCGGTTATCGACAAAGGCTACATCGACTTGTCCGGGGGCGCTTACCCAGCCAAGCCCGCTTTCTCAGCCTTCTGGAAAGTCACTGTTGGTGGCACCGTCGGCGGCGAGGAATACGGTATTGGCGACACGCTGGTGTACACCAAGCCACAAGACACCTTTTACAAGATCGACAACACCGAGAGCGTCAGCTCGGTAGCCGGGTTCAAGGGCGCGGTTACCAAAGCTCAGCTCGGTATTGACCAGATCGACAACACCCCAGATGCGGCCAAGCCTGTGAGTACACCGCAGGCTACCGCCCTGGCGCTAAAGGTAGCGATCGCTGATATCGTCGATAATCTGGCCAGCACTGCGGTAGATAAACCTCTATCCGCCAAGCAGGGCAAGGTGCTCTATGACATGGTGCAATCGAACAACACTACGATTGTTCGCTACACCTACTTCGCTACTGCGGGTCAAACCACTTTCACCGGCGCGGATGCCAATGGCAAGACGCTGTCTTACGTTCCAGGCATTCCACTTATCGTAACGCTTAACGGCGTTGATCTTGAGATTACCGCGGATTACCTCGCTACGAGTGGATCGTCTTTGGTGCTGACAGAGGGCGCAGCGCTAGGAGAGCAGCTGACGATTACTACGTTTGGCGCTTTCTCGGTGGTAAACCACTATACAATCGCCCAAGAGGATGCCCTGTTTGCCCAGCGTTACTTGAAATCTGAAACAGACGCACTGCTAGCCAACAACTTGAACCTGGTGCCGCAAGGGTTCATTGAAGGGCTTCAATTGGTATGGAATAGTGGCACAAGTATTAGCGTCAGGGCTGGTAGTGCCTATATCCCATCTATTGGTAAGAGGGTCAGTTACGCTGGCGGAACTATAGCGCCTATCACAGTTCCCGTTATCAACACTTTCATACACCTGTATATCAATGCGGCGGGCGCCATTGTTCAATCACTTACAGTGCCTGTGAAATATTACAACACCGCCTGGGCAATGACAGGGGATAACTCTAATCGCTATATAGGCAGTATGCTTATTTCCACCAACGCAGCGGGCGCTTATAAGTTCCGGCAGGATCTTACCAGTAACAAGCTGTGGTATATCCAAGCTAACCCTACTTCAGCTCCGTTCCGTGCCATTTCTTCACAAACAACTCCTGCCACTGTCAGCCTGTCCTCAGTTGTTCCGGTTACGGGTGTAACAGTTTTGGGTGTTTTCCAAAACGCCGGGGCGCTCGGTAACATTGTGTACTTCACCCCAGCTGACGCCGGAACTCCCGTGAGCGATACAGGCTGGATGATTTACTTGACGGGAGGGGCAGTGCAAAACGCAGAATGTCCGCTGTCCTCAGCCGGGGCTATTAGTATTGGGGGTAACGGAGCGTCATGGTCGGCTAACCTTTATTGCAACGGTTACCAATTCGAACGATAAACAAAACGGAGAGTTACCGAGATGGCTGACCAAAATAGCGATGTGAATGAAGCCGCTGAAGCCGCTGCGGAGATTACCAACGGGTACGCTGTTAATCAAAACGGCGGCTGGAGAGCAGTAACCTCTGACATGGAGCTGTTTGACGACGAGGTTTTCTACCAAGATGTCCCTCAATGGGCGTATGACAAGCAAGAGGCTGACCGCATAAAAGCGGAAAAGACCGCCGCAGAAAATTCATGGCGAGACCTTGAGATTGCCGCCATCGCTAATCAGCTGATGGCGATAGAGGAGGCGGAAGCTGCGGAGGAAGCCGGCGAAGAACCTCCGGCGGATCTACTGCCAGGCACGCGGACTCAGTGGCTGTCGTACCGCACCAAGGTTCGCGCCTGGAAGGAAGGCAATGTAAACTTCCCTGACGAAACCAAACGCCCAGTACGCCCTGAGTAAGGGCGTCACCACCACCAAGGAGTAGGTAATGGGATCAATCGCGCGGGCGCTTGCCAAACTCAGGAACCCCCTTACTGCCTCCATGGGTGGGGTCTCCCCTGGCTATATTGAAGGGCTGAATTACCGTTGGACAGCAGCTGAGCAAATCACTATCGATAGCGGTGCGGCTTGGTGCCCTTATACCTCTAACCCCCATGTGGTAGTGCTGGCATCACCTCTAGTTTTGAGTGTGCCAGTGGGTACCGCGTTATCTCGCACCAACCTTTGGCTTCACGACGATAACGGCGTTCCAACAGTAGTATCTGATGATTTCAGCGTGTTAACGGACAACTATTTTGGAAGTGCTTTCCGCCACCCTACTAATAAAGGGTGGCGCTATATCGGCTCTCTTATGCGCAACAGCCTTGGAGGCCTTTTTGCCCAGGGGGCAGAGAATGGGGTGCACACCTACTACGCGCATATGGCTCAGGCGCCCTTCGAGGCGCTTAATACCACGGCACAAACAGCGGCCAGAACCGTAAACCTGAACTCGGTTATTCCAGCTTCTGCCATTTCTGTAATAGCCCAGTTAACCGCTTCTGCAGCCGTTCTTAGAGTTGCGGCCTCCAGCGCAACCGCTGCGGGTAACACAGTATCTAGCGGCTGGTATGTAGCCCTTGTGTTAAGTGGCGCATCATCCGTAATTGACGTGCCTTTAGGCAGAGATCAGGCCATGCAGTACGCTAGCGATGCAGCTACGGGCACGCTAACAATGCGCTGCATCGGCTACCGATACAGGCGGTGAGCAGCTTATGGATCCAACCTCCGACGGATGCCACTCTGCCTTCCTTGTGGGCACAGTGGCAAACGGCTATCCTGCGCGCACACGTTATAAGGAAATAGCCGCTGATGACTACTGATCCAGCTTCGAGCACAGGATGGCTGACGGTATCTGCAGTCTACGTGTGGGCAGTTCTAGAGCAGCTGCACCCCGGCTCCGCAATGGGGGCTTCGTTCGGTTGCGTATTCTTCATTCTTCTCCCGGATCCTGTCGTTTCTTCCTGGTTCCTAAAACTTATTCGCAAAATCGGACTCACAATCGTGTCCTGGGGTTTCGGCTACGCTGTCGGGATAGCCTTCTCCAGCAACAGTTCGATGTTGGTGGCAGTCATTGGGGCTGCGGTAGCGTCCGGGGTTCTCGGCGCCATCAATCTGATGGTCAAGAACGATGGCGATCTTCCGCAGTGGATGTCTTCACTGATTAACGCAATCCTACGGTTAAAGCGAGGCGGCGATGAGCAATGATCCTACTTACGGGGAAGTGCTTCTGAGCATTCGCATAGTTCTTCACATGATCACTTTTCTGTCGGTGATCGCTTACACCAGCGAACACCGCACCCGGTGGTTCTCCAGCTTCCTGGCCTTCCTACTGGCCGGTACTTCTCTGGCCCTGGCCACACAGGGCTACTCCGGGTTCGCGAAGATCGCACCCAACTCCGAAATCTGGCTGGTGCTGTTCGTAGCAGTGGTCACGGTTCTGGTTGTCGCCAACGGCGGCAACGTCGCAAAAGTCTTGCACAACACCCGGAAGAGACTCCCCTATGGACGATAAAACGCTGGCGGCTGCGGCAGGCATTCCTTTGGCTCTCGCACAGAAGTGGGTAGAACCGATCAACGAGGCGTTGAAGTACGCTGACATCACTCTGGCCAGGTCGATCGCTTCGTTCATCGCCCAGACCGGGCATGAAAGCCTGGGCTTCTCGGTGACCAAGGAGATGGGCAGCGACAAATACCTGAGCAAGTACGACACCGGCAAGCTGGCTGCCAATCTCGGCAACACGCCAGAAGCCGACGGTGACGGTCAGCTGTACGCCGGCCGCGGCCTGATTCAGGTCACGGGCAAGCGCAACTACGCCAAGTGTAGCCAGGCACTGTTCGGTGATGACCGCCTGCTACAGCATCCGGAGATCCTCGAGCAGCCAAAGTATGCCGCGCTGTCCGCAGCCTGGTACTGGAAGCTGAACAACCTGAACCGGCTCTCGAACGACATCATGGCCCAGACCAAGGCGATCAACGGTGGCTACAACGGCATCGAAGACCGCAAGGAGCGGTTCGCGCGCGCGATGAAGGTGTTGGCCGCGTGATCGAGATCAAGGCGGTGATCATCGCCGTCGGCGCTGCTCTGGTAATCGGGGCGGGCGCCGGCGGCTACGCTGCCTGGCAGTACCGGGCAATGAAGGCTGACAACGATCTGCTCGATCTGCGCAACACGTTCGACAGCGCCACCGCCGCGGCCAAAGAGCAGTCGCTGGGCGTAGAGCGAGAGCTGCAGGCCCAGATCAACCAGGTGAGTCAGAAGGGTCGAGATGAAAACCAGAAGATCGAATCTAACGCTGCTGTGGCTGCTTCCACTACTGGCAGCCTGCTCGCGGCAGCCGATCAGCGTTTCAGTGCCACCGCCTGTGATCCCGGAGTTGCCCGCCGAGGCGCGGCAGCAACCTCGGCCGCGTATCTGTATTCCCAGCTGCTTGGAGAATCTCAGCGCCTGGCAGAAGGGTTGGCAAAAGAAGCTGACAGCGCCCGAAGCCGAGGGCAGTCTTGTGAAGCCGCTTACGACACAGTGAGAAGGGGATTGGATTTGTTGCGGAAGGGGGCGGCTGTAACCGCTGGGTGATGGGGAGGGCAG